TATGTCGATGCGCACAAAAGGACCAGTGCCATTTAACTTAAATATATTTTTTATTTTGGATACAATTTATTCATTATTTTCGGGATGATCGTGTGTATCTTACTCTTTTTACCTTTACATATTACACAATCCTGCTTAATTTTCCCTTTGTTCGTGAGGATGAAACTGGTACATTTATCATCGTGGTTCTTTCCTGCTATCTCACAATATGTGGAGGTCGTTCCAATTATGTAATTTTTTCCATTCTTTTGTATTTTAATAACTTTTAGATCTGTGTGTTGTTTATCGACGTGTTTGACAATAAAATTCTCCATATCACTTTTACAATCCATTGTGTTTATCCCCGAATTATTTAAGGCGGTTTTTTTGACACCTATACACTTTCTCATCTCTTCTTTTTCTGGGTACAATTTATCCACAATCGATTGATTTAACTGATATGTACTTCCCACAAAGTCCTTACAGTATCCACTTCTCCTCCCATCGAGTGTATCACACGTACAAAAACACTTTTGTGTGATCCGATCGCCACTGATATAGAAATATACATGATTCGATCCGTGATTTCTTCCCAAGTTTTCGCAGTATTTAGAATTACTAGAAATTAAGTACCGATTATCAAATTTGAATAATTTAGAAACTCGTGCGTCGGATTGTCCGTTCATATTTTTTTGGATAAATCGCTCAATGTTGTACTTTAGTTCGATGTCACTGACTTCATCTTTGGTTTGTATTTCAGTGAATGATCCCTCCTTTATCGCCTTTGTTGGTCCCTCTATGGTCACAAAATCGGTCGAAGTTGTTCGTACGGCGGACATGGCTAGAATTTGTGCGTCCGGTCTCTGTCCTATTTTCGTCAAGCTACTTAACAAACCTCCGGGTTTATATACAAATACGGGTAGATACGGACCTTCGGTAACACCTTTCGTCATTTTATGTGACCACGGCATTCTAAACCCACTTCCCTTAGACCGTTTAGAAATGTCCCCATATACCGCAGAATCTATAATTTTTTCCCAATCTTCCGAACCTTTCGCTATATACAACGCGACCAATATATGTTCTCGGAGGGCGATCGCACTCGCTTGATTTACGACAAATCCGGGAAAATTTAAATGTATTCCCGTTTTGATTTTATCGCCCGATGGTTTTGGTTCCGCTACCGAAATTAAACATTCCTTCCCACCCTTCGTCATCATTTTATTACAAATTATCTTGCATATGCTCTGTATTTCGTTTAAATCTAGCGCATCGTCTGCTTTGTAATCCACATCGACGAAAAAATTATAATATTTTGTTTTTTGTTCGACTACGTATATCTTATCCCCCGATAATACGGCCTCTATACATTTATCATAAAATTCATTCAATCTATCAGATGGCACGGATAGGACTCCCCCATTCATGAGCACATGTGATAGCTTGTTACCTCCATGATCAATTTTTTGTTCTGCGCACCAGCGCTTGAACATACTTACGTTTGTTACGATTCTATTTTTTAATACCGTCTAATCGAAGCAGAGATGGAAACATCCTCAAATTCTTTATCTGTGGCAAGCTCCTTTTTTAAAGTTAATAATTCATACACGGTTCTCGGAGCGAGTTCGTCTGCCTTTTCCTTCGCGTCATCTTCTGAATAGCCTCTATTATCTATGAGCAATTCTCGGATTTCACGTAAAATATAAGCCTTTGACTTCATCCTATTTAATAGAAAATGTTTTTCTATTCAAGGATTGAACACACGCATAAAATTCTGGATTTTTTATAATATTATCGACGATCAAATTCCATCTCTTTCGGCAGTTATATTCCTCTAACGTATCGAAATTCATAAAATCATTTTCATCGAATGTCTTTTTTATCGGTTGTTTGTTTGCTTTCTTTGCTTGGCATTTAGCCTTTTCTTCATAAAATTTTCTAATGAGTGCGTATTGGTCGTTTCTTTTCCAATCAACGAAAAATACAAACACATTATAGACCAAGTCCACCGTTGGACTTTCCTTGACAGTAAATACGTATGACGTGTATTCTCCCTTCTTGAGTGAGACAATACCTCTTGTTTCTTCTTCTAGTTCTCTTAGAGCACATCTAAGTGGGTTGTAAATTTCTCTTCTTCTGCATCCTCCTGTGACAAAAATCCAATCTTTAAATCGTCGATCTCGAACGGTTAAAAACCGGGGCTTTGCGTCTGCGAAACTAACTGGGATCGCTATTGCTTTGTACTTCTTCATTGCTCATTTAGCAAGTTACAATAAACGGATATGATTATTTCACAGACATTACCTCAGTTTCCGCAGAAATCGGCGTAATAGATTGGATTGACTTTGTCGGTTGTACAGGTACGTTTTCCTCGCCATCTTCTTCATAATCTTCGTCACCTTCTTCCGACATATCGTCGTCGTAATAACTCAAACTATTTAGATGATTGGCCATCTGGGAGGAAAATGTCCTCACTTCGGATACATCATTTCGGGTATTTCTCAACTCACTATAGAGATAAAGGCTTCCAAGGATACACATCGCAACAGCAATGAGCATCATCGTTTCGCGGTCAAGAGAGAACATAGTATAACTAATATAACATATCCTGAAAGTTTTAAGTTCCTATAATCGCGCCCATGTGGACACCCTTATTGTCTGGAACCGTATATCCGGCGTCTTTTCCGAACTGGAGTGCGTCATAATGCGACTCTTTCGACTCTCTCGTAACACTTCTGCGTATATTCGTTACATTTTCATCGTATGGAACGGGTTTCGTATTCTCTGAGGTTTCTACTATCTTAGGATCCACTATTTTATCCAGTGTCCTGGATCGGGGATCATAGGTTAGCACGAAGACAAAAGCGAGTAAGAACAATACTGTCCAAAACATGCTTGTTTCTAATATAATTATCTATTTTTTTGGGACATTTTAGTTGGCATACACGAGACCCGCCATGCCGTTTTCTATGCGTATAATATTGTAATTAACCGCATAAATTGCGTCAAGCGAGCTGCTGCCAGAGTTGACAATACGAGCCGAATCGAGACGCGAGAAATTTAATGAACCTGTCGGTTGCAACTTGGAAGTTTCCAAACAGAACGGGTAAATGAAGAGAGACGTCTTCTTGTCACCCGACGAGTTCGGGACGTGGTAGTAGCTACTGACCGCAGAGTAGTTCGGCATCGTGAATTTGTAGTCACTGCAATCGGTACCGTTGATTTGGAGTTTCGTTTGGTTCGTCGCGGTCATCATACCGTTCGCGGAGCAGTTCGACACGAGGAACTTCACCGGGTGATTAAACGAGAGCTCCTGGATTTTCGCCTGACTGGCGATAACCTTTTGTGTTTGGGTAATCAACATGCTCATCGGCTTCGAGGACATCACGGAGCGTTCATCCGTGTCCAAGAAAATGTAGTTCGCGTAGGCTTCCCACTTGTTGCTAGCCGCGGAGGCACCCCAGTGAATTCGGAGTTCGACATCATGATATTGCATGGCGATCAACGGAAGAGAGGATTGCCAGTTTTCGCAAAATTGAAATCGGAGGGGATAAAATTGTTCTCCCGCGCCACCACGGTAGATACCACCACCGACAGACTTAGACGAGGACGTCGCCAAAAGTTCCGGCGCAATCATCGTAGAGAACGTAGAATCTTGTTCATCGATCAATTGTCCACCAATGAACAGTTCGACCTTGGAAATCTTGGATTCCCAATCGGTCACAGTGGCCGCTTGGGTACCGTTGGAGTGAATGGGGGCAAGGTAAACGTAGGACAACATGTCTCCCTTTCTCTCGAAGCGAATGGAGGACATGCCATTGTTTTGGATGTTGCCTTGTATGACCTGACGTTCACAGGACTGAGAAAAATTCGTCGCACGTTTGTACGTAGAGCGGAAAAAGCTGACTTCGGGTTGGCCGACCAAATGGGCATCTTGAGCACCGACGGCCACTAATTGTGCAATTCCACCAGACATGATTTATATTATATGGAGTTTTTTATTTTGGCGAGTTCATCTTCGAGGGACTCAATTTTGGATATCGCTTTCTGGAGTGCACCGTACATGGATGCGTATAATTGGTCATTATTTAGGAACTTGACATCGTCGATACCATATTTTTCTCCGATTGTATTAATCGATTTTGGCATATATTCTTCTACTTCCTGAGCTATCCAACCGAGGACATTCTTGTCCTTCTGGTACTCACTGAAACCTTCCAAGTCATCTCTCCATTTGAATCTTCTGAGGGGTATGGTTTTTACTGTATCATAACACAGATCGATATCCGCATCCTGGATATTTTCCTTTAGGCGGCGGTCTGACGTACTTGACCATGACCCTCCGCCGGTCTTTGCTGCCGTACCCGTGACTTCTAGATCAAATGTTGGACTGGCAGTTTTGACACCCACTCTACCTTCCGTGACGAGCGAATTGTCTGTATTTGTAAATTGAACTGTTTTAGATGTGGTATTGCCTGTATTTGTTATTTGTTGAAGAGTATATGTCGCTGNNACATTGCCCAAGGTTATCTTTTCCGCCAATATATTACCCGAAATAGAAAGAACATTACTACCCGTATCTTCTATGAATAAATTAGAACCAACATCTAACGTGTGTGTTGGGGCGAGATTAGATATACCATGCGCAGGTGAACCGGATTTGAAACCGATGGATGGATTCAAGAAACTGATTGTATTTGTAAAGTTGGTACCGACATTAGACAAGAAACCACCGTCACCATAAAATTTATCCGCTTCTATACCCTGCGTTGCGACCAATTTACCCCCACTATTGAAACTTACGGTGGTACAGTCAATGAGTTCTCCGTCTGCGGCGTATGCCATAACGTTGGATGCTTGCGTGCGGGCACTTAATGGTTTAATATATGTCGCATTTGGTCTCGCTGTTTGGAGTGGGGTCACTCCTGCGTTTATAGCGATCGTCGATGGGTGCTGATTTGTAGATCCCGCATAAAAACCAAGCGCAACGGAGTTCATTCCCTGACCACTTTCACCGGCATGGAAACCCATGGCAACGGCACCTTCTGCCTGCCCATCGTAGCCCGCATTGGATCCCATCGCGATGGTAGCGTTATTTTGACCCAAGTAAGCGGCTCTGTAGCCGATACCTATACCATACGCAGATTGCGACGTATCACCCGCCCCTTCACCAAGAGAGACGACGAATGGTTTTTGGCGAATGTTACCCTCCACGCGAATATCACCATTTGCGTGAAGAACTCTACCCGGGAATAAAGCATTTGTACCTATTCCCACACTTCCGGTGATGATAGTTTGACCATTTACCGTTGCCTGAGTAGCCGTGAGACCCGTGGTAAAGAGTTTATTTGTTCCTCCCGTACATGCGTATCCATCTGTCAATAATTTATTTGTTGGTCCGGAAAGATCCATAACGAGACCATTCGTTGAGTCGTATCTCATTTGTAATGCATCAACTCGCAATCTTCCGGTTATATGGAGCTGATCTTGTGGCTGTGTGATACCGATACCAACCCGCCCGCTATTTACAATAGTCATTTTAGGGGTATCGGAGTTTCTGTCCTGGCCGGGTGTTTTTGTATCAAATCTTATTTCACCCGCCCGCAAACGAATTCTATCATCTATATCATTACCCTTGAATAGTAAAAGTTCAGATTTGGAATTGGTATCGGGAGTAGTTTCGTTAAATACACGATTTTCAATCACTGTATCATTAAAAGTGTTATCACCCACGGTGCCACCGAAATATATAGATTTTGGACCAACCGTACTGTCATTCGTACCCACATATACATTACCAGAAATGGAGAAATCACCCGAATCGTTGATTCTGAATTTTTCTTGGTTATTAATTTGAAACACGTGATTATATGTAGAAGGGACATTGTAGTTTAAATCTTTATTATTGCTACCACCTATGGCAAGTTTAATTGAATCTGTACCGGTATCATATAACTTTAATTTGGTGCCAGTTGCTCCCAAAAACTCCATATACGATCCAGACGCGACTTTGATACTACCATTAACATTCATTTGGTAATTAGAATCCGGCTGTGCCCCGACGCCCAATTTACCACTCATATACATATCTCCACCACGTTTCAATTCAAAACGATCTGTAACCGTATCTGTACTCGCACCGGATGAATTGACATCTCGTATAACAAATCCGGCATCATTCGCGTCGTTGTGGAAGTCTAAGGCCAATTTAATCGCATCACTTCCACCTATTTGTCTAAGATATGCGAAATCACTTGTAGTTCCGGCTTCACCAAACGACACATATGTTTGTGTTCTATTGGCTTGTACGACATCCGCCGAATTTAAATTGGCATCACTCGCGTCTAAGTGTATGTGTCCTTGTTCTCTCGCGTTACCGATAACGTCTAGATTATATCCAGACGTTGGTTGTGTTGTCCCTATTCCCAACTGACCCGCAGCTGTCAATGCCATTTGTGCGGTTCCGCCCGTTCCCTTATTTAGTGTGTTATTGTGGTGTACCCCACCCTTGTACCATGCGAAATTACCGGCAGATCTAAAGTATTGGGTATTGGTTTGATAACCTATACCAAATGTAGCGTTTTCGCCATCGAGTAGATTGATTTTCTGTCTTTTATCGTTCCCGAAATGTTGGAATGTGCCAATCTTCAAATCCCGTGCCGTTTCCACATTTGCCGTCGGTTCTGTGACACCAAAACCAACCTGTGCGTATAAATTACTATTAATCAGGGTCATGGCTTTGAGTTCTGGTGTAGGTTCTCCTCCGGATGCTACAATGAAATCAATGGCACCCTGTTCAGCACCCGGAGTGGGTTCTTTATGGCAGTATGATCGTATCATCGAATAGGCGTTTTCATTATTTTTGTAGTTTGAGTACATAACCTGACGCACTTCATTTAATGTAGAGTTCGTACTCGCATCCCGGCGTTTGAGTTTAAGCGCATCAACCGCGCTACCGGCGGTGATGGGACCCGATTCAATTTGAACGGCCGCATTTGAGTGTGTCGTACCTATACCGACATTGGACGTCGCCAGATTGATTGAAATAATATTAGATTCTGTCCCGTCGGCGTGGGCATTGCCTAAATGGAAGGATCCGTTATTCACTTGAATGAATGCGTTTTGAACATTATCCGTCTCATCAAATCGTAACGTGGGATGAACACCCTTGACTCGCGCGTCCCCGTCAACTTGTAGAGTACTCGTCGGTTCTGTGGTTCCTATACCCAGGTTATTTGTATCTGTGAGAACCATCATAGATGAACCCCCCGAACCTGGGTTAAATTTATTTGCGTGATGGGCACCACCCTTATACCACGCATAACCAGCACCGGATCTGTAGTATTGTGTATCTGTTTGCGTACCAATGGCATAGGCGTCGTTATACAAATCAATCAATTGACGGTTTGTCGCACCGAATTTAACCTTTCCATTAACAAATATATTCCCATCGACATCCAACGTTTCTGCGGGCACGAGCGTACCTATACCCACATTACCATTTTTGGGCGCTAATAAAATATTGATATTTTCAGTGTTGTAATTATTTGAACCCTGAATAAAGAATGAACCACTCGGACCAACAGACTGATCGACACCCAACCTGGCCGAAAGAGTGCCTATTTCATTTGAAATATGGAATTGTGAGTACTGATCGTAGGAAGGATCGCCCGTTATCGTATAACCCTTATCCGCGGCAACCCCCATTCTCCCCGTAGAAGTTATGATATTACTCGTAACCAGGTTGGACAACGTATCACCCCATATTTTGTCTGTTGTTACATAGCTACCCGGAGGGACGACAAATTCCTTATCAACAAATATTTCGGTTATCGTACGATTATACCATAC